ATTACATGACATTTTGTATGGAGGAAGAAGCGTGAAAGAAATTTGTTTAGGGCTTCATAATTCAATTTTGTCAGCAGAAGGCTTAGAGTCCACTAAGAAGTTTCAACTTCTTAGGGTAATAGGGGAAGGAGAATATCGTTCAACCACCATGACCCCTAAAATAATAATTTCATGGATAGTTGGACAACTAATATAAGGAGGAAAAAATAATGAAAGATATACCAGAAAAAATAATGAAAGAAATAGAAATTGGAGCAAAGCACCTAAATATCACTACTGATGAAATGGTAGCGGTATTCCGTTCTCATTGTAATGAGAATGGTGTTGAAGTTGATAGCGATATAGCGGTATCACTTCTTAGAAACTATGTGCGAGGCAACATGAAGGCAAAGAGAACAAACAACAATAGTGGTTCTAACAGTTTAGTTAAGAGCGCATTTGGTTTCTTTGTAAGTTTAGAAGCACCTAGAGATATGATGAGTTGGAGCAGAAATAAGGCCAAAGAGGAGTTCTTGAGGGACAATGATAAGGCGTTAGAAGACGGACTAGTAGCAACCGCTACTGAAAACGATGACGACACATATACTATCGCTAGATACTACAAAGGCGAATACCAAGAGAAAGTTGCTAAGAGCCTTGTTGATGGAGCAGAAGAACTTGAAGACGGCACGATAATTATACCGTTGGATAACATGCCTAATTATGCAAGCGGAACTGAAAATAAAAGATATGGTAAGCCTTTACCTAAGAATGAATTTAGAAGAAATGGAATTTTCTTTGGGAGCATTGATGGTGGAGAAATGAAGTCTTACTACTTCTCTTATAAGAATCAAGGAGGAATTGATTTTGCACCCGATACTTTTGATTGGGTTCATTTCAAGGCTATTCCTAGCGATGACGGAGCAAACCTATACGGTATGACTACTGCTACTAAAGATAGTTTGATTAGAAACGAAGATGTAAACCCCGATAATAGCGATTATAGGGATATGAGTTCTTTTGACTTTGCATCTTGTTTGTATGAACATTATCCTAAGAACGGAACACCACTTGTTGATTTAGACAGACTACATACTAACTTACAAATGGAAGCAACAAAGGATAGATTTGCTATTGTTGAAGGAACAGTTGTTAATCAAAGAATGACACCTACTGCTAATGGTAATAGAATCCTATCTATCACTGATAAAGCAAGCGACATGGAATTAACAGAATCCGATGAAGACAACTTAGCAACTACATGTTGGATTCCCGAACATATCAATATTAACTTCGGTATCGGTTCAACCGTCATTATTGTCGGTAGGACTTCACAAAGAATTATTGATGGAGAGGCAGAACCAATTACTATTAACACTAGTGGTTTGTTAGTTCAAGAAGCCTTTGGTAATCCAATAGCAGAAGAAGCCGATGCCGTCTTTGAAGACGATGATATTTGGTTTTGATTGATATTCCGAAGGGGTTTGTTATCCCCTAATCACGGCAAGTGTAAGTGTGAACTTGTGGAAAAAATTGATGCTCGGATAGGTGCGATGCCTATTTTTAGAGGAATTAAAATGTATAGAAAAGGAATTATAGAAGATAGATTTCTCTTAAAAAATGAAAGTTATATTATTGATTTAAATAATGTTGACTTTATCACTTGGAAAGAGAATGAGAACAAAAGAAATAGTTATTGGATTAAACTTCATGTGGGAACAAAAGAAACAAGATATGTTTGTGAAAGCAAAGAAGAATTGTGTCAAATATTGAACGCATGGGGTTTATTGAAGGAAACAGAATTATTATTAGATAAAAATGAGATAGGTGAAAATTATGAGTTTTAGAAAAGAAAAAATAAACTTTAGTGAATTACTAAAGCAAAAAAGAGAAAATAAAAGAACAAGAATGGTATTAGGTATTTGGGGTGAACCAAAAACAGGTAAAACTGGTTTAGCATTGGATTTCCCCGATAGGAAAATATTTGTCTTAGATTGGGATAGAGGGGTTGAATCAACTTGGTATCAACATCATAACGCAACGGATAGAATAGAAGTGTTTTGTCCTATTGTTATGACTAAAGATAATATTATTGATATTAACCAAAGTGAAGATAATTCACTTCAATTCATAGACCACGCTAAGAAAGCAATTGAGAATGGTGAAAACCCAATATTTGTTATTGATGGAGTAGATACTTGGCTAGATGCTTGTATGCTGAAAGTCAATCCTAATCCTAGAGTCGTGACAAAAATTATGCCGTTTCAATATGGTAATAGAAATAAATTGTTTTATTATTTGTTAGAAACAATTTACAATTTAAATTGCGATTGTATTTTTATTACCCATGAAACTGAAAGATATTTGGACAATGTAGCCGTTGGTATGATTCCTATGTGGAAAGAATGGGGCGGTAAACTTGAGCAAGAAATCTATTGTTCAAAAAAGAAAGTAAAGGGCGAAACCCATTTCTTTGCTGAACTTATGGGTAGTAGAACAAATGGTAAACTTGTTGGTTCTAAGTGGACAGTAAGACAAGGAACGCCACCTAATATTACATGGAATGGAATTAAAGAATTAAGAGAGGGAGCAATATGAAACTTGAAGAATTTGAAGGTGAAACGCTTGGAGAAATAATAACGAACTTACTCGCAGAAGTTGAGCGACTAAATTCAATTGTAGGGGATTTACATGCACACATTACAAGAACTGACATAAACAGAAAAACTAGAATTTTAACAATTGAGCATAAAAATCATGTCCTCTCATTACTCAAAATGGGTTGGACTCAAACAAAAATTGCTAAACTGTATGGAGTCACCCAACCTAGCGTTTCATATTTTCTAAAGAGAATCAAACAACTTGAAAACAACAGGAGAGAAGAAGAATGAAATTTACAGTAGATGCAAAAGAATTAGTAAAAGCACTAACAGATATACAATTAAAAGGAAAATACTTCAATGGAGCAAGCCTAACTAGCAGTAGTCTAATAGATAACTTCTATGCTAGATTACAAGACAATACGCTAAGTTTGTGGAATTGCGATAATATTAATTCCTTAATGGTTAGGGTTAATATTACAGTTGAAGGAGAAGAAAACGGGACAGTTGTTGGTGAAATAGGAAACTTGTTAAAATACCTAAAGAAGTTTAGTGGAGATATTACAGTAAGTTGTGGAGATGTTATTACTATAACAAATAATAACAGTAAACTTTCACAACCAACTCTTGCGAATCACCCGAACATTGACACACTAAATCGTATGAATCAGCATGTATTAGATATTACTTTTGAAGATAACCTAGAGAATTTACCTATGTTTAACAAGACTAAGTTTGAAGGAGCATTTCAATTAGACTCCAATACATTTAGTGAAACAATGAAACTTTGTGAATTAATTGGTAGTGGTGTTTATCACTTAAACTATGAACATGATAAAAACAAACTATCTATGTCTAGTGCAACAACCCACATTAATAAGTTTGAAACTTCTATTGAGTTAGAAAACAATATCGGAGAATCAGCAACACTAGATTTTTCTAGCCCACTACATGTATTGTTTGATAATGAAATGTTGAACTTTTATGTAAGAGATGATTTCCCACTATTAATTGTGTCGGAAAATAAACTTTTAATCAAAGCACCACATCTAAGAAACGATTGAGGAATATAAATGATAATTAGTAATAAAAATGGAAATACAATATACAAATCTTGGAGAGAAAACGGAGAAAGGAAAAGTGAAGAAGTAGTGTTTAGACCCTACTTCTATGTTTCAGTTGACGAACCTAACATACCGAATTATCCAGTTAGTAAATACGCTAGGGGAGAGTTTGAGTATGAAGAAGGAGATTGGACTAGTTTAGATGGAACAAAACTAAAGCGTGTATATGTGCAGAAGTCTTACGATATTAGTAAGGCTAGACAGCACTTTAGTAAAACATACGAGGCTGATGTACCATTTACATTTAGGTATGCAGTTGATGAAGTCAATGAAATGCCCGAATATAATATGCGTAAGTGGTATTGGGATATGGAATGGGCGCAAGGTGGAGAACATGATGGTTGCATTACTACTATTGTAGTGTATGATAACTATGATAAAAAATTTACACAATGGGTATGGTTTCCTAATAAATTAGAATGCAATTTGGTGGATAGTCCTATTGATAAAGAAGAAAAACAAATAGGGAGAAAAAGAACATTTGATAATGAAAAAGATATGATTGAATCTTTTATGGGAAGTATGATTGCTAAAGACCCCGATATGTTAATTGCATGGTTTGGTCTTAAGTTTGATTTGCCTAAGTTATTAGATAGAGCATGTGCTTTAGGTTTGAATCCTTTAATTATGTCGCCTTATCATAAAATAGATGGGGTTAAGCAACTAAAAAATAGTTGTAAGTTTAGCAGACAAGATGGTTATTCACCAATTGAACAACCTATTGGTGGAAGACTTACTCTTAACTTAGACTTAGCATTTGAAAGACAATGGAATGATTCACAAAGAGGAACATTACCCTCATTGAGTCTTGATTATGTTTCTAAGATATTGTTTGATGAAGGAAAAGAAATGAACACTAAGTTTGAAGACCCGAATGAATTTTATCGCAGGGCTTGGTTAGAAGATACAGAAGCATATTTGCATTATGCCGTAGTTGATGTGGAACTATTAGTTAGAATAGATGAATCCAACTATTGTAGTGAGGCCATACTATCTTTACAACGACTACTAAAAGCACCATTCAAGGCTTGCTTTTATGCTTCACACATGGGTTCTATTTACTTTATGAGAAATGCTTGGTGGAAAGCACCAACTGGTGTAAAGAGTTCGGAAAGAAAACAATATGACGGAGCGATGATTTACGACCCTTTGAGCGAATTGACTCAAGGTTTGCATCTTAATGTAGCAGCCTTTGATTTTGCACAACTATATCCTAGTATGATGATGGCTAGAAATATCTCTTGGGAAACTAAGAGCGAAACCCCAACTAAATTTGCAGTTAATATTTTAACGCCTAGAGATTTTAGTGAGCCTGTTGGAGAAAGAATGTTTTACTATAAAACAGATGAACTAGGACTATTACCAAGAGCAGTAATTGAATTAAGGGAACTAAGAAACGACTACAAGAAAAGAATGAAGAATGCTAAAGATAATGATGAATATGTTAAGTGGTATAATAATCAAATGGCGGTCAAGAGATTGATGGCTTCGTTTTATGGTGTATTAGCATATCAAGGGTTTGGTTGGGCTGATGTGGACTTAGCCGCTAGTATTACTGCTAGTGCTAGAGAAGCAATTAGATTGGCGGCATTTAAGGCTAAGGAGTTGAAAGTATGAGCGCAACAACAGTATGTAGAAAATGCGGAGAAACTTTTAGAAAGTTCTCTATGAAATCAAGAGAACAAGTGTGTGAAACTTGTAAGGGAATAACTGGTGGAAAAAATAGATATAGAGTTATGTCTAACAAAACAGTTGATGCAATAGCAAAGGTAGAAAATATGGATAAAGAAATTGAGAATCTAAAGACCTCAATTGATGTATTACATAGCACTATTGAAATTGAAGTTCAGCATCAATTAACAAAAGGAATAGAACCAATTATTGAGAAAGTTCTTGATGAAAAGATTAGTGAATTAAAAAACATTGTAATATCTTCTATGAGTAAATCACAGAAGACACAGAAGGAAGTTAAAGAACTAAGTAGGCTAGTAAGAAACTTAAAAAGTTCTAACACAAGAACTAAAAATAAAATTAAGAAGTTTGAGGAGGGTCTTAAAAATGAAGTGTCCTAGATGTGGAGGGGCTATTGTGTATAAAGAGTTGAAGCCAAAAATTAATTTCTCTTATACTCAAGCCATCAAAAAGAGAGCAAAATTAATGTGTAATTCTTGCGATTATGAGGAGGTTTTTACATGAATGCTCATTTCAAAAAATGGGTATATGAGGCATTAGATGACATGAATGATGTATTTACTGTCCATGAAGTTTTGTCTAATGTAGTTTCTAGGAAGGGAACTAGTATGTATATTGGTAATGCTCAAGAGATAGGTTTCTTATTATCTAAAATGAAAACTCTTGAAAGATTATCCGATGGTAAATATATGAAGGTGAAAGAATGAAGTATGTAAAATTTATAACTGCAAAAATAGAATATGATAATGAAGAAACTTGGGAGGAAACCGAGAAAGACATTAATGATATAATAGAAATGCTAACGAATTTAAAGCGTAAAGCAACTATTGTTGAAATAAAACAAGGAGCGAATAACAATGTCAATGATGGACAAGACTAATGAACTCCTTGAAGAATTGCTGGCTATGATAGCAAAATCAAATAAGATATTAATGATGGTAAATATCGTAAACATAGCAACCATCATAACAATAATAATGGTGATAAGATGAATGATGAAATAGATAAATTAGAAGGAAAAATAGTGAATGATATAATTACATTAGAAGAAAAAATTGTGAACGATGTAATGAAAACAGAAGAAAGAATAGCAACATTAGAAAAGGTTTTGCTAGAGGAAAATGAAAGACTAAAAAGTAAAATTAAAGGCTTAGAAAGGCAACTAAATGAAATGTATGTTGAGTTAGAAAGAACTCACATTACTAGTGCTAGTATGCGAGAAGTCATGGAAGAAGTTGCTAAGTTAGCAAATCAACCCGTAGGAATGATGTTTAATAACTATGGTTCGTGATATTATGAAAGTAGTTTATGGGCATACAGATTCAATTTATGTTCAAATTGATTCTGTTGAAAAAGCACAAGACGCTATTAAAGAAATAGAGTCTAGTGTTAGAGAACATTTTCCTAATGTTATGGGACTAGAACAACACCCCGTTGTATTAGAATTTGAAAAATACTATTCAGCGTTAGGTGTCGGAACTGTGAAAAATAGAAACGCTGGTATGATAACTTGGAAAGATGGAAATTGGCTTGATGAACCGGAGTTTATTATGACGGGCTTTACTGCAAAAAGAGTTAGCGAAACTAAACTTGCTAAAGAAGTTCAAACAGAAGTGTTGAAGATGTGGGTGAATAAGAAGCCTATGTTAGAAATTAACAAGTATCTTCACAATAAATACACTGCTGTATTGAACGGAGAAGTTGATATACAAGACATCATCAAAAGAAGCCGCCTAAAAGAAGGCAGACTTACTGTAAGATGTTCTTGTAAAAAGAAATATGAACTACACGAATGTTTAGCCTTGAGATGGTGTAGAGTATGTGGAGAAGATACAAAGAACTTCAAAACTTTAGATGGTAAAAAACCATCAATAGGTTCGGGCATAGCGGGTGTATTACATGCTAAACAAAACAATATTGTTTTTGATGACTCTTACTTATATCTTAAAGTATCTAAGTCCGGTGAGGTTTTCACAAACCCACTTAGTAAAGAAGTGAAGGCTGTTGAATATGTAGCGGGTTCTCGCTATGTTGATTTTGATAACTATAAACCCGATTATCAACATTATGCGGAGCAAGTAATAAAGAAGGCTGAACCAATTTATAAGGCTATGAATTGGGATTTGTCTAATATCAAATCGGGTAAAATACAAACAAACTTGGAGGAATGGTTTTGAATAAATGCTCAATATGTAAATTTGATGATGATAAAACCATTGAAAATTTATATGAATTAGAAGGAAAGCCTGTATGTGTTTTTTGTTTAAAAGCACTAGACACATGGGCTTTTGATGACAAAATGGAGGAATAAAAAATGAATAATGATGAAAAATATGAAACAATAATTAAATCAATGAGCGAATATACCTATGATTGGAAACCGGAGAACTATGATGACCCATCGCAACCTATATTGAAGATTAGCAAATCTTCACTGGGAGCGTTTAATTGGTGTCCTAAGAAATATAACTTTAGTTATATTCAAAGATTACCGCAAGACCAAACAGAAGCCATGCGTAAAGGAACAATACTTCACCTACATAGAGAAAATTTCTTTAATGATTTTGACATAAAGAAAGCGGAGAATATGACGGCTGATGAATTACATGATTACTGTGCCGGTTTGACTCCAATTGATGAATACTTTGACTTATCTATGACTGTTGCTGCTTTTGAGGCTCAACGGTTCATGGACGCTAGAGCAGAAGATAAAATTGATGAGTATTTACCTGTATGTAATGAAGGTTTATTTGATGCAGAAATAATAATTCCTGCTAATATTAATCCCGACTATCCACTAAGAAGGGACTATAAAATACACATTCAAGGTATTATAGATAGAATCTTCAAAGAGAACGGAGGCTATGTTCCTTTTGAATATAAGACTGGTGCGTGGAAAGATAATAAAAACTCAACTATGAGAAAAGAAATGGCTTTCTATCAACTACTTATTGAGAATGCAGAAGATGAAGTTTTGATTAAGAATGGCTTAGAGCCTAATGTTCCGGTATCGCATTGGGGTTGGTATTATCCGGCTTCTAATTATGTGTATGCGGAGAAAGTTAAGAAAACAACAATGACGGCACTGTGGAAAAATATCGCTAAGTTGATTCATGCGTATGAAAATGAAACATTCCCAACTAAGTTTTTCTTTAGGACATGTTCTCATTGTAGTTATTTTAGTATGTGTGATGCGGCAGAAGAAGATTCATGGGTGTGATAGTTTGTATTATGAATTTAATAACGGTATTGTTGAATCAGTAAAAGACACTGCGCCTAATGGAACTAAGATAGCGAGAATGTATTTTAAAGAATATAATGACGCTAGGGCTTTATTTGACGAAGTAAGAAAGTGGGCTGATGAAATAAATTGTGAAACAACTATTTTGTTAAAAACAAGCGACTCACCTTATGTTGTAGTATTTCCTAAAACGGAGGAAACGAGATGAATGATTCAATATATAGAATAGCGATAGATGCAATAACAATCATACAACATTTAGGACATGATGATTTGGCTAAGATGTTGTTAGATAGATACGAGAAGGTGATAAAAAATGTATGAGAGTTGTGTAGTCCATGATGAAGGAAGTTTACTCATGGGTTCTTTAATAGTGTATGTGTTAGGGATAATAACCTTGCCCCTTTTCTTAAAATTAAGAACAACGATTATTGAAATAAAAGCAGGAGCGAAGATTTCAAAAATTTTAAAAAATAAGGTGATAAAATGAATGATAAAATAATAAAATGTAAATTATGTGAAGTAGAGATGAAAGAGTTTGAAGGCAATAATCCTCAACCGCTTCTTGAAAATTTTGAAGATAGAGTATGTATAGACTGTAATGATTATGTCAGTGCAAGTAGAATATTACTTAGAGGAATTAAACCTAAAGAAGAACATGAATGGGTTTGTGCTATTATAGCAAGTGTTATGCAAACGGCTAGTTCTCTAAAAAGAAGCAGACTGAAAGCCTATGAACAGTTAAAGGAGTTGAATAAATGAACGACATAATAAAACAAAAAGTATTAGCAAAGAGTTGGACATTTAATGAAATAGCAGATTTGAAACAAACAATAGAAGGTCTTGCTACTGATATATACGAAGAAATGAAACTAATGGAAAAATTTGATTTAATTAGAGAAATTAGAATCAAAGAAACTTATGTCGGTGAAGTTTTTGAAGATGTGATGAAGCAAACAGTTATGATTTCTGTTAGAGCAGAAGTAGCAGATACAGTGAGAAATATGTTAAATAACGCAACAGTTAATTTTG